TCCAAAAGCATTAAAGTCCCATTGATCTTCATCACCATATTGTTCAACAAAAGCAATTCTGTCACACCCCATACATCGAACTATATGGTAATAAGTATGCCATGCTATATCATGTTCATCAGTCGAATGTTCTTCATGGGTTAAAATTATTTGGTGGTTTGTTTTACGCTTGCAATCAGAACAGTATACTTTCTGTTTTAACTTTTTTTCAGTCATTTTCCATCACCAAAATAATTTTAAATTTTTTGTATTATCCTTGTCTATAATTTTTTGTGAGTGTGTAAAATGACTTGCTGCAGGAAAATTTTAGCAATTAGGGGTGTTCCATTTATACAAAATAATGCATATTATATGCAACTACATAACGTTTCTTGTTTACATAATAGCCATTATGTTAAACACCATTATTTGACAAATGTTGATATATCAACGTTTTGCTGTCAAGTAAAATTACTTGAATTTATACCTTATATGGTATATTTTTTCACAAACTTTATGCAAAATACCTTGAAAACCCGCTATTTATCAATGATCTACCAATGCATAAACTTTGTGAAATATAAGTTTTGATAAAACGAAATTTTTATCGTATTTTATCTTAAATTATATAATGATTGCATAAAAGATTTATAAAAAAATCACGTTAAATTGCCCATCTACAAGCCAATTTTTGGACTTGACCGCCTGCCCCTCCCCTGCAACCGTTCTTATTTTATTTTTATTATTTGCGCCTATACATAACATGAGCGTGCAGGCGGATATAGTATTTGTCAACCTAATCCCTTATTACGTTTACATTTTCATTAAACACAACATCTTGTGTCTAATTATCTTCTCCACTACTATATATAGTAGCATTTTCTTCCTTCAATCTCATCATCTCTTGTTGCACATCATGCACATATGGATTTTGTTCTAAAATCGTATGTAAACTCATTCCGCCCATCTCTCTTAATGCTTTCATATTCTCGATAATTTCTTTATCGCTACTTGGCAACTGATAACTAAATACAAGCCCTAACGAATTAAATTCTTCATCTGTAAATGTTACTCCTTTATATTCTAATAACTTTCGTATCTTCTCAAATCTTTGCTCAATTCCTTCACGCATATATTGTTCATTTTGTGACCCTTTCATCATTGCCATCTGATAGAGAATTTTAACTGCTTCCGTGCTCACATTACTTATATCTGTTCTACCAACCGCAATCGCAGGCAAATGTGCTACTGTGTAGAGTGCATTGAGAAGTGTTTCATACAACGTATCAAACGCATTTGAATCGAATTTATTGCTTACAAATTCAAACGTTGCCCCATCATCTAAATTTAATCCTGCCCCAATAACATCAACTGGCAATCCTTCACCTTTTAATTGTTGTCCTGTAACTACTGGAATACCTGTAATGTATTTATAATATCCATCAGTTGCTTTTGAAATTAAATCCTCTAAATTGTCAAGAATACTTATCCAATTTTCTAATTCGCTTTTACCTTCATTTTCATTTATCTCATTCATCGTCTTGTAAACAATAGGTAATCCACTTAAATTAGCATATCTTCCTGTTAATCTCAATTGACCGCCTTTATTATTGTATTCTTGAACAACATCATCTAAATATATAACATAATAATCAATCCCATCAACCATATACGCTTGTATAAAGGCAATCATTTCATTATCATGATTATAGATAGGATAACCTTCACTCGCATCTATGATTTTACTTTTGATTGTATTCTTATCCATATAAACATACTCATACACTTGACCATATTTCAACATCTTATCAAGAATCCGATAATTCAACCGATCATATTTCCCTTGTCGATTTACTTTTTGATACTCTTTCACAATTCTTTCTTTACCTGTAATGGTTACTGGATTTTGCAACAAAAATGATACTTGGAAGTTTAATAATGTCAAAGCATGATTCAAAACAATCTTTTTTGGCACATACTCTTTTCCTGCAAATCTTTCATTTGGCTTTTGAAGGATTCGATGTTGCCCATTTAAATAATCTTTTAAATTCATTACATTCATTATACGTTGCTGATTAGATACAGATTGCACTTCTTCAATAAACCAATCAGAACGCCCTTCATGATATTCTTTTATATAATGTTGAAGATTCATTTAGAAATTCCTTTTAAGAAAATAAAAAACGACTCCCCAAAATTAAGGAGTCATCATCAAATATCAACATAGTACTTCGCCTGTTTAAGTGCTTGGCACGCCATAGCCACGCTGATAACCATATCATCAAAATTTGATTTTCCTTTTTTGTTACCCATTCGCCCTTTTGAATCTTCTTGATATATCTTCATTTCCTCTAAGGTTCGCACACATTCGATATTAATAAGCCCTAATTCGAACATTTCTTTCATATCGTTTATAATTATCGGTTTCGTAACGTTCGTTGTTTGGAAACCTAACTGCATTTTACGTTTACCTTTTTGGTCAAATACCTTTTGTTTTAATAAGTTTAAATATCCATAATCTTTTCTTAAACGTTCCAGTAAAGGCAATCCCAGTGAGTTCCTTTCAACGCAAATAAAGGCATAATTAAAAAATCTACCTAAAGCATCTACTATTTCTGCAAAACGATAAACGGGAATGTCATTTGCATAGAATGAAGCGACTTGCTGCCCATCAGCATCAAATATCGTGCAAGTTGAATAGTCGCCACCTTGTCCACTTGCCACGTCCACGCCTGCATAATGTCTAATTTTAGGTTTTGGTAAATGATAAATAAATAGATTTTTGTTTATGTATGGTTTTAAAACATCGGGCAATTTATCATAAACCTCTTTTGTTTCTAAAGGCGGTATCACATATTGCAACCGTTCAATGATCTTTGCAGTATCAAAGATTGCTTTATTTGTTTCCATGAACGCTTCATCGGGAGTTGTTGGAAATTCACGTCTAAACTTTTCAAGAGAATTTGTTTGTATGTAATAACGTCTAAACATCAATTGTCTATATGTAGCACCGTATTTATCTCTTAAAACCATCTCATCATGATCTAAATCGTCATATGTCATTCGTCTACCATTATTATTCGCTTTAAACCATGCTTCGCTTTCATCAAATGTATGGCGAAATTGCTGAATATAAGATTTTGCAAGCCATGAATAAAAATGTGCCTTCCAAACGCTTTCTTTATCTCTCCACGCCTTTATAAACATTTCTTGATAAGTGTTATATCCAAACGCAGTTGATTCAATAATGATGGCACTGGATTCATTTTTTGCCAATGCAGGAATACATGTTGCAATTATTTCCTCTTGTACGTCCTGCGGATACTTCGCCATTTCGGACAAGTGGATTAATTGGAATGAATTTCCTGAAATAGCATCTTCTCCTTGCGCTGTTGCGATGATGACCCTGCTTCCATTCTGTAAATATAGTTCATCCCTGTTATTTAAAAGTGTTTTAGGAAACAAATTCGGGTACTTCTCATGTGGTAAACTCTTATACATTTTCTTCAATTTAACGAAAAGCGATTTACTAACACTTGCATGATGAGTCATGATGATATAGTTTGTATCGGGCTTAGTACATGCACTATACAACATATAGGCAAGAGAAAGTGTTGTGAATCCTATTTGCCGCCCTTTCAAAATGATATTGTACTTCCCCATCTCATTTATAAATTGCTCTTGCTCAGCGTTCAAAACAAACGGTACAGTATCCCCATTGTTGTCGATTATCTTAATAAAATTTTTTGCAAACAATTTAAAATCGTTCATAATGATTTTTAATTTTTGCTCTTTTGTTAATCTTTTAGCCATCAAATCACCTCCTGCAAAAAGAAAAAGCAAGTTATCAATTTTGATACCCTGCTTAAAACCGACATATTGTCTGATTTTAAATCTCTAAATCGTCATCATCTTCTTCTTGTTGTATTTTTTCTTGTTTTGTTTTATTTGTCCGATTCATCACTTTTTGAAGTTGATTCATGTCTTTATGTAATTGCAAAAACAATTTAACCGCCTTTTCGTCGCCTTGTTTTGCTTTATCTGAAACAACATCATATATTGCTTCAAGGTCTCGTTGCATTTTGCCTTTCATATACAACATATACAATTCAAAATACTCATCCGTTTGTTCCCAGTTCTCAAAAACAATAAATGATTGTCTATCTGCCCATTTCAGAAACTCTTCATCAGACATATCCAAAATATGTGCGTTTTTTGGCGAACGAATTTGAAACTTCCGCATAAAATACGCTCTTTTACGCCAATCTAATTTTGATAATGCTTGATTAATGTTCATTCTTGTTCACCTTCCATTTGTTTAATGATTCTTGATATTTCTTCATTGATCTGTTTTTGCATATCAATATATATTTTTATTTTTGTAATTCCTTTTTTTAGTTCTTCAAACTCTTTTTTTATTTGATTCATCATTTACGATTCCCCCTTGATTATTTTTTTTGGAATATAAAAAAAGAGTGCTAAAAAAGCACTCAAACATTATCAAAATAAATCATCTTCGCCCCAGTTATTTTTTTTCCCGAAACCATGTTTAATATTTGACATTTCTTCTACAAACTCCACTAATTCACTGCTCTCTAATTCTTCTTCAATATCAATTACTTTTTTCTTATTCTTTTTCTTCTCAACACGATTAATCAATTTTTCAATATTTTCTTTTTCAGAAGATAAAAAT